AAATCGCAAATTTCAGAGTAAGTCTCTGGATACTGAAGTAGTCCCGCTAGGAACTGCTTCTCGACTTCTAGGGAATAAAGCATTATTCGTTGTCTGCGGCTGCGGCTGAGAACTCACTCTCTTGGTCGGAGAGCCATTGGCCAAGGGCAGTTTTCATGCCAAGGGCGGTTATCATAGAATCGAACCTTGTGTAAACTTGAGGCTCTCCTTTTGGTGAGCAGACACAAAGGATCACGCCTTTGTAAGAATCTGCTCCTCCAGAAATTTCATAAATCTGTTCCACAAGCTTAGTTGGAAATAAAAAGTCTTTCGGCTCCTGTTTGTCTTCTTTTTGTTTTTTGCTCATAAGAAATGTTTTTTAAATAACTCTTCGCAAAGAGTGTCGGTTTCGTATATCTCTACTAGTCTGATTCCGTTTGTCAAGCAGAATTCAAGCTTTAAATCGTCTCTTTTTAATTGAGAGATCCAATTTTGGCGATTGGATGCGTGAAAATATGGATTATAAGTTTGGTGTTGTTTCCCTTGAACCTCCACCGCAGTTTTTTTATTCGCATTGTAAAAATCCAAAGAAAGCCTACTGCCAACAACTGGAAGCTCTTCGAAAACTATATCGTGTTTCCAGTACGTGAGCAGAAACTGTTTTACCCTCCATTGGATTTTACTTCTAGACTTACACTCCCAATTAATAATATATTTTCTAGCGTTTTTAAGAATCTTTTCTTTACCACTAAGTGTTTTGAATTTCATTAGGTTTCGAGGAGATCATGTCTACAAAATACTTATGTAAGAATTTGACGAGTTTTGGATTAGATTCTACAAATTCAAAAATAGCATTTTCTCCCTGAAACTTTTCAGGAGCTTCGAAGCCGTTTTCTTTTAAAGTAACGGCAAAGTCTTCAGCGACGTAATACCAAGCGCCAGAGCGAGTTACCAGTTCCCAACGCATGAGCATGTCAACAATTTCTTTTTCAAGCCAAATAGAGCGGCCATCGGTGCGTCCATATTTAATTGGATAAGAGAACTTTACTTTGCTTTTTTCATTTGGGCTTTTTTTAATTACCACTTTGCATGAATGACCAATAATTGGATTTTTGATAGGATCAGACTTTTTTATGGATGGATCTTTCAAAATGATATCTCCTTCAAATCGAGCTTCAAATTCAAAAATAAAATCCGCAAAATGGAGAAGAGCGTTGCCTCCGGTTGCGGAGGTTTGACGAATTGGAGCGGAGCTATAAGGATCGATCCTAACATCGCTTCTTACTTGTGAAATGAAGACTGCCATGTGCCCGCGTTTTTGGAGGGCAATTGACATGCGCTTCATGAAGTCTGAAGCGAGAACGGCTCCACCTGCAACCTTTTTGGATTCTTCAAACGTCTTATTTAAATCGCCTTTGGTGATGAGACCGTCAACAGAATCAAGAATAAACATATACTTATTCTGTTCTTCGTTTTTTATTACTAGTTGACGCAACGCATCAACAACAGTCTCGTAAATATTGCACTCAAAAACAAAACAAGTTCCCGCCTCCCATTGTTCTGCATCGAAAACAAATTTAACGCCAGAGCGCTTTATCATCTCTTCCGAAAGTCTACCTTCAGCCTTGATAAAAAAACCCTTAGCTCCTTCGATAGTATTTAGAAAGTTCTTCATTACTTCGAGCGCAGCTGAAGTTTTACCGCCCTCGGTAAAGCCTACAAATCGATGCACACCCGGTCTTAAACCTCCACCCGTTAAAAGGTCGAAAGTTAACGATCCGGTTGAAACTTTATAAGATATAGCCTCTTCAAAATTATAATGATCTTCTTTTGTATTTTTTAGAAAGGAGGTTAAAATGTTTTTTGAAGATACTGCGTCCTGTTTTTCTTCTTGTTCTTTTGTCTTTTTGGTCATGATAAAAATTGTTTAAGTGTTTTCTTAGTCTGTACTTCAGCGTCTTTGCCGATTTTCTCTTCCGTGGAGAGATCTTCTTTATGAAGGCGAGTATAGTAATACTCCTTGTAGTCAACGTCAAGTAGCTTCTTCTTCCAATCTGCAAAGAAGAACGCTAATGTTGGGAACTTCTTTTCCTCTTTGATTTGCACCAAAAAGTCTATGCCGTAAATCTTCTCTAGTTTTTTTAGAAAAACCATTTCCTTTTGCCAAAATCTCTTGTCAGGTTTAGCGGGAAGCTCGACCAGAGATCCGATAATCTTTGCGCGGTTGATCTTTTCTTTCATTCTGCCAGTTGAGCAGATTCAGAAAGATTTGTCAAGACCTATTACGATTTGTTCGATGCCGAGGCTGATCCGAAGTAAAATCCGGTAACAGCGATAAGGCACTGTCTTATTTCCGAGGTAATTAAATTACCGGAGATTTCGACAAAAGCTTTGCTGCTCACGTCCTGACCAATTAAACCTAAAATACTGCCTCCGTTGTTATAATCAACTTCAAGATAAGTTGGGATGCCAAGGATAGCCATAACGAATGGAGATATAACAATAGAGAATATGACAGAAACTACGATAAATTGTCTAACCATTTTACCTACGTCGCCATCTCTTTTAGAGGCTTTATCCGCAGATTCGTCTGATTTATCTATAGCATTCATCATGCGGTTAAACCTGTTTTTACTTTCTTCCGATTTAGCCGCGATCAAACGAAAGATAAAGCCAGTAGCGGCTCCTCCCATTAGGCTTATAAGTTCAGTAGGCACATACTACTTTACACTCCAAACGCCTGTATAGTTAATGGGAATTTATTCGTTTCTTTAACCAAAGCTAACATTTGAGCAGCGATATCCCTGATTTCTTTTTGAGCATCTGGTTTATTTCTAAGATTTAGAAAATGACCAAATGAACGCCAGTTAAACATCACATCAGCAGCGATTTGCGTATTGTATGGTCTAAAAAATCTCGCAGATTCTTTAGCTCGCTTTCGATTAAATCCGTGATTTTGAACCAAGTCATCAACACACTTATGATAAAGATCTAGACCTCTTTCTGTATAACTATTAAGAATTTCTTTCCAAGAGTCGGGCCAATCATCTGGAATTAAAAATCCATCTTCTTTAATCTCTTTATAACGGGCTGATTCCCCATTAACTGACACGCCAATACGGTGCTTGAGAATATGAATATGAGATGCAATATCAGTATTAACTAAAAAATGTAGGGAGGATTTTTCAAATGGTGTATGGTGTCCATTTTCAGCCAACATCTTGAGTAAATCTCCAACTCGACCCTTCTTTTCTTCGTTGATTTCTCTACTGGTTGATGTCCAAGCAGAGCAGGCATGAGTAAGGTCGTCGCCATAAATTCCAATAAGTTCAACTTTATTTGACTGATTCATTATATATTTGATTATAGTTTAATAATACCTGAGCGTAATAGTGAGCATGGAAATCAATACTGGCAAGACATTTTGAAATATTTTTTTGATGATTTTTGAATGCTTGCATTTCAGATTGCCAGTCAACAGCAGAACCTAAAAAGTTTTCAATGGAATCGGAATCTAAAGTGATAAAAAATTGAGCTAAATCGAACATGTGATAATACCAAGATATTTCATCTTGGTGAGATGGCGGTCGCAAAAATAAACAAAGCGAATTTGAGTTCATCGCCCAAATTAACCTTTCCCAAGATGTCGTATTTCCATTTATATTTAATATATATTTATAATCAAGTTGGTCTTTTATTGAAACAGGATTTGAATATATGGAATCGTCAAACGGATGCTCTACGAAATTGGTTATTTTGGCAATTACATTTTCGCTATTTTTGTATCTTTGACAAAAATTAACTCTTTGGACAGAACCATCTTTATATTTTCTACCAGTGTCCGATCCAAAAAAAGATACTTTATTAATTTTCTGATCAAAAGGTTTATCAATAGATTCTAGGGAATCGCATATGGAAACTGTTCTTCCTAAATGTGAGTCTGGAACGCAAATATGAGGGCTATTTCTAGGTCTAGCAAAACAAAGCCTTGTCTCTTTAGAATCGTTTTCTGGGCCATCGTTAAAATTAACAATAAATTTAAAGTTAAGATGATTTAATGAATAATGCTTTAAAACTTGAGAAGTAAAATCAATAAAAAAACTAACTCTAAGTTCGTCCATTTTAGCGCTACATCTTTCCGTATACAATTCTCCACGTGAAATAAGAAACTGAGCCTCATTAGTATAAAGCTCAGTGTTTGAAATGTTTTTTGGGAGGTTGATTCTATTTGAATCGACCTCGTTTAAAACACAATATTTTTTATAAAATTCCAATTATGGCGCTGGGTTTGTCACTGTTCCTCTAGTTGTAACGCTGGGAGTTAACCCGTTAAGATTTGTCAACAAACTCAATTTGCTAAGATCGACGTTCCCAAAAGTGCTTACAGTGAGGCCGCTAGCGACGTTTCCGGTAATAAAATTTACCGTACCTAACGCGGCAAGATTAAACTTATCTGCGATAAGAGACGCTGTCACTGGAGTCTGGAAAAAAAACTCTCCAGTTTTTACGGTAAGATCTTTTGCTCGAACAATATTCAAGTTTAACGCTGCCCCCTCATATACCGTAGCGCTTGTGGCCGAGTTAACACTCACTGGGCCGAAGCTGTGGCCAGCTTTAGTGATGGCAACCTCTCCAACTGTAGAGACGAAAAGAACTGGACCATAGACAAATGAATTGTCGAAGCTGTCAACTACGCTAGAACCGACAAATGAAGTCGGCGCGACGCTATCGATATGAATATCACCTAGAGTAAGTTTGCCGCTGGACGTTACCGACGTTGTGCCAGAGGAGTTATTAAGACTATCTAGCGTTAGGAAGTTTTGAGCAGTGACGATTAGGTTTCCAGTAACGTTTGCCGAAATCGAAGATTTGGCCGCGTTGCCAAATCCAATAGTGACATTCTTTCCTGCAACTGAAGTTTTTACCGCACCGATTCCAGATACATTAATATCTCCAGTTACAGAAGAAAAGGAAACTGAACCCGCACTAAGCGTAGATCCAGCAGCGTTTGTGATCGTGCCGCTCGTGGTGTTAACGCTAACCGCACCATTAGATGCAACAACTGCGTTTGGCGCTCCAACAATTGTGTTGCCAGTTGGATTGACTACACTAACCCCATTTGAAACATAAAATGTATTCCCAGCGAGGCCAAGCGAAACTAGACCGTCTGCACTAACAATGAGACTCCCATTCATAAACCCACCATTTACGGCGATGTCTTTGGTCAAAATTGTAATATTTTCTGAGTTAATAATCGCGTTTCCATTAATAACTGTATTACCGGAAGCTGTGCGTGCTCCAGTTTCACTTGCGAGTTTTCCGTTGTTAATGTAGTGGAACTGTCCAGAAAACGCGTTATCTACCGTGCTGAGTGTAAATCCATTAGTGTCGATTCGGCTAGAGCTGCCAATAATAATTCCGTTTGGATTAAGAATATAAAGTTTACCATTAGAAGCGAGTGCCCCTTCAATTGTTGTAGATGCTCCGCCGCTTACTACATTTAGAACAGAAGCGTTTGTGTTCGGCAGATTATAGACCACAGCATCTCCAGCAGAGATGGCGTTTGTTCCGCTGCCAAAAGCGTTCCAATTTAATACCGATTTATCAGGTGCGGTAAAAGTTAACTTTGATCCAGCGGTTTCGAAAGAAACTCCAGGAGAAGTTTGCAAGTTCGTTGGCCCAGTTCCTGGCAGCGCAAAAGCCGCACAGGAAAAGCACAAGGCTGCGATAGCAGATAAGAAAGCCTTTCGGGCAAGATTTGAATTATGATTAATATTAGTCATGATATTTAAGATATTATCTATTGCCGTTTTTTTGTCAAGCGCTATTTTTCAAATCATTATTCACCATTTTTTTGACTAATTCTGAAAAAGAAGTTTTTGGAATCCACCCAATATGGCGTCTAGCTTCTGTTGAATCTCCTAGCAGAATCTCGACTTCTGCTGGTCTGAAAAACGTTGGGTTAACAACCACTAAAGGATATCTCAATTGTTTATGAATAAATACTTCGTTAATTGTTCCTGAATCTCCTAGCCAAACCCCTTCTATTCCTGCTGCTGAGAAAGCTAGTTCGACAAACTCTTTTACAGTATGGGTTTCGTTGCTAGACAAAACATATTCTTTCAACGGAGAAATCAAATCTTTACTGTACGGACCTTCTTGATAAAGTTCTGGCTGTAAATCTTCTCTATAAACTTCTTGATTTAGCATCTTCCAAACGCCATCAACAAAGTCTTCTGCGTCGCTCCAATCTCTCTTGGATAATAAATTGCCTAATTCAAGTGGCTTTAATTTTAGTGATTGAGCGCCAGATCCAAGACTGAGATTAATTTCGTTTTTAATTCTCGCCACATTGGAAGTTATCTTGCGGGTGACGAACTCTGTTCCTCGGCGAGTGCCTTCATGATTGAATAGCCATCCTTGAATAGCGTAAAGACAATAAGA